TTATCTCCAGCAGGCGGCAGTTGCTGATTGTTACCGGGATTGGGCGTTGAATCGTTCGTGTTCGGGCCTTGTGAGCCAAACGCTTTGCTAATGATCGCTGAAGCAACCATGTTGATAGCAAACGCTGTCACGGCATACGCCCATGTACCAGCGACCATCCCAAACACTTGTGCGGCAATAATTGAACCCGGCATTTACATCACCCAAAATTCTTCAAGTTTTTGAAAGCCATACCGACCGTAATTCAAATCGGGGCTGTTCACCATTTTGCTTATGAACACATTGGTCACTCGCCCTTCTTCCTTCAGTTTCGCGCCTTCCTCAAGGTAGCGGGACAACAAGCGAAATCCTGCCGTGCCGCCTCGATGCTCTTGCTTGACGTAGTAGGCAAATTCTGAAAGCAAATAATGCTTGGGCGACCAGATGCTTGGCATGATGCCAGCAATCAACACGCCGACAATTTCGTTGTTTACATCTGCCACAAGGACAACACCTTTGCCAGCAGACAACTCAGCAATCATTTGCGTCACATATTCGGCGTCATCTGCGTCTTGTAGGAACCCGTAGGGCATATTGGCCCGATACTCGCGTAACAGATCGAGTATTGCCGGCACATCAAAAGGCGATGTTTTACGAATCTGCGGGCGCATTTTTTCCAAACGCATAGTTAATGGTTTCAATGAACGAAACACGATTCATTGATGTGTCACCGGTATTGAAGAATTGCCAAGAGTTGTTGTTTGTGTATCGGCCTGCAATCCTGTTTTGCAATATCAGTTGAATAGCTGACGCTGACACGGTGATTGTGCCAACATACATCCTAGCTTCTTCCATCCATTGCTCAGAAATGGCGAACGATGTGACGATGCCATCGAAAAATTGATACAAGCCGCCAGTACCGCTTGTGGTTATTAGAGAACCATTGGTGTCAAAAAACCCGTGCCACATCTGAATGGATGAACCTTTCACACGTTGCCCAAGCACCCAACCAAGCATCGATGTGTCAATCCCTACCAAAGTCACGGTAGTTTCGTTAGCCGTGCTTTTGATGTCGCGCTGTATGTTGCCAACTCTCATAAGGGTTCCGACCGCGCTGAACGGGTTTGTGTCAACAGCAGACACAGTTATGTTGTTAGGCGCAGTCGTGAATCTGTAAGTGGCAACGCCGGTGTTGATCCGAATAAAATCCGCAATTCGGATGTTGCTTGTGCCGTCAACTGGTGGGATGATGTTCATAGGACGATCTCAAACGCTTTGAACGTGCCATTCCAGCGAATGTAAGAGTCATTGGTAATAGGCACAAGCGTGTAGGTTGGATATTCGCGCAATACGACAGGGAATGTGACGCCTGTGTAGTTGGTGCCGCCCATGCTTACAGTCGTTCCAAATTCGCCAGCAACACAAGCAACCGGCGAACCAAGAGCAACCATCAAGTTGCGGTGTACAGGGACATTGACAGTTGATCCACTTCCACGAACAACATCTGCTGTGACGATGTAAGAATACAGACCGACCTGAACGAAATCGCCAATACGGAATAAGTATGTGGCAGAGTCAACTGCTGGCAACGAACCAAGCACCAGCGTTTTGTCTGAGCTTGTGGTTTGCCATTGGCAGGCCGCAATCTGAACGCTTGTCATTGCACCTTGGTACTTGATGTAATTCAGCCATCCTGTTTGACCGAAATTGAGGTACTGTGTCAATGATTTGTCCGGGATGCGTAGGCTGTTGAGAGTTGTCCTGTTCTGTGAATACAGCAGGTAACTCATCGGCGACAACTCAAACGCAAAAGGCACAACAGTCAAAATTTCTGACGTAGTGATTTTTTGGTTGCGGCTTACCGTCTGACCGACAAATCTCTGGTCATTGATCCCGACCGACTCACAGATTGAAAGGATTGTTTGTAGGCTCATGTCACTTGCTCACGGGTAATGACCGCTGTGCGGATTGATTTGCGGCCCAAACTGCTTGTTTATTGCGCGACAAAAATTGAATCCCGGACTGCGTGTCGATTGCGTTCATGCTTTGGATGAATGGGCCGTTGTAATAGATTGTTTGACCGCCGCCCATCATGCTGGCAAGCGAATGATTGGGGATGATTGTCCCGGCTGATTTGGGCACAAACAGCTCAGGGCCGCGCTCCCCTACAAGGCTTGCTTTGCCGACCGGGGGATCGCCGCCATCGGCAAAACCCAATGATCCGGCGACTTCCATGCCACCAGCATCATTCATAAAACCGCCGCCGCCACCAAACAGCGAACCAAATATGCCGCCACCACCGCCGCTGGTCGCCATACGCAACATCGACACTGCTTGAGCTTTCATCTGTATGGCTATCAAATCCCGGATGACGCTCTTGGCAAAATCAGCAAAAGCAAATTTGCCTGTCTTGACAAAATTGTCGATTGCGGCTTCCATATTTCCGAACACGCTGTTGGCCATATCGCTTGCGATCTGCGCGGCATTGGTTCCTCGGTCAAGGATTTGGTTCACGGCTTTTTCAAGACCGTATTCAAACGTGCGCTCTTTTTCCATCTGACCCATACGCAAATCGTGGCGCGCCTTCTCAAACTCCATTTGCTTTTTGATGGCAGTGATCCGATTGTTGTTGGCCTCGGCTTCAGCCGACAATTCTTCATCAGGCAAAGGCTCAATGAATGAAGGCAAAGCCTCAAGCTGTTTCCTGAGTTTTTCAATGCTTGCCTGATAGTCAACAGCTTGTTTGGCCCTTGCTTTTTCGTTGTCGTTCAACGCCATGTTCTGCTCAATCTGTATGTTGAGCAATTCGGTTGCGTAATCAATCTCCTTGATCTGCGTGTCAAGGATTGCCTTGTTGGTAACCAGTCGCCGCTTTTGTAAATCTTCAGTGAGCTTAATCTTGCCTTGTAGGTAGCCCTCTTGGCGAACACGCTCTGTTTCTGTGTCAAGAATGTTTTTGGTTATTTTGGCTTCAGCAAGTTTCCTGTCACGATTGATGATGATCTGTTTTTCTTGTTGCTTGAGTTTGGACAACTCGATACCAAGCAAAATTGGGCTGTCTTTGTACTGGTTTTGCAATTCAGCGCGCCGGGTATTCAAGCCAGCAAGAGCATTAGACGCTTCAACACCGATCCCGGCGATTTTTTGAGAATACTCATCCCATATCGGGATGCCTGCCAACGCTTCAGCGTTAGCTGTTTTGACGCGCTCGGCGGCAAGTGAAGCCCCGGCCGCGATCTCTTGAGCCGTCAATCCTGATGTTGCTCCAGCTTCAGAGGCGGCATTGGACTTGGCAATTCTTGGATCGTCAAACCCTCTGCCGCGCCTGTTTACCGGTGTAGCAGAGCCAGATGTCCCGGAATAGATCGGGTTGCCCATCGCGTCATACGCAATATCGTCAACACTCTCGGCTTTGCCCTTCGTTTCCCTTTGATAAATCAGAAAAGCAGTACCAGCAGCCGCCAGCTTCAACAAAGCACCGATTGGGGTCGCGATGGTCGCCAAATTGAACGCAACAGCCGCCGCCGTTGTGGCCTTGATGGCTGATGCAATGGCCATGAAGCCTTGAGCCGCCGCGACCAACCTTGAAGCGACAAAATAAACCATCACGCCTGCTAACGCGCCCTTGAATTTTTCAACCGACACAGTGCCATCACGGGTTATAGGCCCGATGAATGAGCTGAAAGCTATCAACAGGTTGTTTAGGCTTGTCGTGAGGTTGTCCTTGATCTTGCTGACGCGCTCAAGGCTGTCGCCGTATTTTTGCCAGCCACCAAGACCGCCTTTGATGATGGAATTGACTTCTTCAATGTCCAGACCCAACCCGCCTTTGCCAAGCTGTTTGCGTAGTTGTGCGGCGCGCTCGATCGGGTCTTGTATTTCGCTCAAGGCATCAATCACGCGCCGGATGGCGTCTTCAGGGGTTAGCCGCTTGATTTCGTCAAAGCCAATCCCGAGCTTGCGAAACCCGTCAACAGCCTGCTGATTGCCCTCTTTGGCTGATTCAATGTTCTCAAACAGCTTGCCAATCACTTTGCCTGCGGCATCAGCAGACGAACCAGCTTGCTGAAGGGCATGGCTAAATTGCAGGGCAAACCCGGTGCTAACCCCAAACCCTTTCGCAAGATCATCAATCTTGTCAGCAAATTGTGCCGTCTGCGCGATTAAAGCCCCAAGCCCAAGCGACCCTACACCGACACTTCCTCCGAGTGCCTTCCATGCGTCCTGCAATTTTTTGAGGCCGCCCCCGAGGTCTTCAAAAGACTTTTGAAGCTGTTTGGCCTGCTGTTTGGCCTTGTCGGTCGCTTGATCCCACCCTACGGTGACAAGACCCAACTTGACTGATAGTGAGCCGATCTGTGCCATTTATTTTTTATCCCAATGTGTGAATTTGCCGGAGTTCAGTTCGCTCCAAAGTTTGCGCCCAAGCCGGTCGATTACATCCCCAGTGGCAGATTGCAGGGCAGGCCGCAAAAACGGTTTGCCGCCGCCATTGCTTGCCGTGCCGAATTCTTCAGCGAGGCCGACAGGTCGGTTGTATTTGATTGTCTGAAATTTGCCGCGCCGGTTCAAAATCACTCGGGATGTTGAGTCATCTCGCTTGGGGTTGAGTGTGACACGGGCCATGTACATTTCGCCTTCATAGTATTTGCCGCTCTTGTCGCGGCCTTTGGGCTTGTGTACCTTGATGTAAAGGTGATCGGCAAGTTGTCCCGTATCAACCGGCGCAAGTGCTCTGGCGCGCTCCAACACGGGGTAAAAAGCAAACATCAGGGAATTGCGCCAGATACGGTCGGTTTTGCCTTGCCCAACTTCTTGCTTGAGGTCTTCCATGTGCTTGAACAGTTCCTCAAACCCTTCAATTTGAAACGCTTGTACTGTCGCCATTTTTGATCCTCTCCATGCTGAAGCCGGGGGCTGAAGTCATGAAAGCCATTAGACCGGCTTGGGTTTTGTCTTGGTCCAAATCGGGGTTCTGGTCGTATTCTATGACCCAAGGGAAAATCTGTGTTGATTTATATTGCGGCCCATTAGGTGGGCGCATATAGTTGAACACAGCCGTTGTCAGAGGCGTCAGGGCTTCATAAACGCTTCTGCTACCCAAAAGGCCGTCAGCGTACATCACGCAGATTTCAGACAGTGTTTCTTCGTCAATCTGCTCAATGGTGTCCATTGTGTGACCGTTGAAGATCATTGCGGCTTGGACTTGTGACCGCAATGATCGTCTCAGTTTTTTTTGATTTCCTTGTAACTGGGTCGAATCGCTTGCTCAATTTTTTCGACTATTTCCCTGATGATCGGCTCAGGGAATTCCTCTGAGATTTCATCAAAGGTTTCGTTGATCGGTTCGCCCGTGGCAGACTGAAGCAGGGAAAAATACCGTTCAACCTGCTTATGCCATACGCCAGACATCTGTGCTACTTGCCGGATGGACGTGCCATCCACAAGAATGTCGTTGTCTAACATCTTGATTTTTTCGCCGTCCTGATTCAAAGCGTCAAGAAACCCGTCACCGGCGTCTTTGAGGCTTGCCAACAGAGGCCGGGACAAATCATCATAGATTTTGTCCACATATTCTTTGTCGGGGCTTGTGATAGCCGCTGTTATTTCTTCCAGTTCACGTTTGACCGGGATTCGGACTTTCAACTCAAATTCCACGTCATTGAATTTGACTTTGATTGCTTTGAATCGAGCCGCCGCGCGAATGGCCTCGTAATTTTGGCCCAACTTGGTTGCGATTGCCATGTCAGATTCCCCCTCGGATCATTCTTGTGTAAATGGAATTGTTGAGTGCTTTGACATAGTCAACAATCTCATCGGGGGTCATTTTGTCGGCGTGACGGGCCGCGATCTGATGGACAAGGCTGATGCCTGTCATTTTCTGTTGGAGAAACCCGAACCATTGTTTGCCGTCTTTTTCAGCGGCCTTGTCCAGAAATGCCAACAGATCGTCTGTGTTCCTGACTTCGTGAGGTGTCATATATTCTCTTGTGTTAAGCCCCCACCCCGGAGGGTGAGGGTGGTTGCGGATCAAGTGTTGTTGGACCAGCCGTAGCTGTTGCCGCCAACAGGGTGCAGGGTGAAGTTGAATTTGCCTTCAGCACTGGTGTTCATGTCCCAAGACATACCACCAACGCGAGCGTTGAAAGCATAAGCAACGGTGTTAGTGCCGTCATACACAGCGACAACATAGGTGCGAATGGTCGTGCCGTTGTAGCCGTCACCACGGATCAGCAACTGAGCAGGATCGGCAGGGTTCCAAGCGCAAACCACGGCCAGAGAGGTCACTTGGTTTTGTGTAGTGATCTTCGCGCCAGTACGTGCGCCAGCAACAGCATAAGCCGCCACAGCGTCATCAGCACCAAACGGGGGGATGGTTTCCACGGGCACTTGCAAACCAGTGGTTGATGTGCCAGTACCGCCAGCAGACGTGCCAATAATTTGAGCAACTTGACCAGTCCAAGTGGAAAGTTGAGCGTCAGTTAATGGAACGGGCGTTGTCTCATCTTGACACCACAGCGTTGCTACATAACCGGGTAAAACCTTGTTGATTAAAGCCATTTTGATTTCCTTTGCAAAGTTGGTTGAAATCTTGTCTTATCAGGTTGGAATGTACAACGTGCAGTCCAAGAAAATTTGGGCCAGCTTGTCGTTGTTGTCGTAGCTGTTGTACAACCACATAACATCGGCTTTCGCCACGAAAAACCCTCCGCTTGACGGGTTGCCAAACGTGCCGCTGTACCCATGAAGCGATTGTAGTATTTGATTTGAAATTGTGAAACCATCTTCAATCTGTTGAGTGAAAATGGAAACTTGAAAAATCGGGGTATCGATGCCCTTGTTGTCTTTTGTCTGGCCCGTGTAGACCGGCTGATGGACGTTTCGCAAATTCCAAGTCAAGAATTTTGGCTCGGTCGCATAATTCCTGTTGAAAGACGCATACACCGGAACAGGCGTAACAATCTGCGCCAGTTGGTACTGAATCGCCGCGCCAAGGACAACCGGGTTGTTTTGTGCCATTTATACCGCCGTCTGTGGGTCGTTGTGGTAGCACAGAAACAGAACAGTCATTCTGTCATCGGCCTCTCGGGCATCGTCAATTCGCCAATCGTTGCCGTTCCATGTGATCGAATAAGCGTTTTGGTTGTTCGCCATTAGCTTTGTGTTGGGCGTGTAATTCAAAGTGAAGTTCACAAGGCCCTGATACAGCCGGTATTTTTCGGAAATTTTCAGGCTGTTGGCGACCGCATGGACGCGCGCACGGGTGTCGAACCACTTTGTCTGTGTAGTGGTTTGCTCACCAAATGAATTTTTCCCAAAGGTGAGATTGTTGACTTGAATGTTCTCAAATCGTGCAATCGCCATGTCACATCACCAATGGTTTGTAAGGGCGCAACAAGGTCGCAATCCCAAAGGGAATTTCCTTCAGGTTGTGATCGGTCGTGTTGCTACGGTTGTTGTAAAAATGCGTCACCAGTAAAAGGCCAGCCATTTTCACCACCGGGTAGGCCGCAATCGGGTTGTCAACGCAAGTGTATTCGCAGAACACCGGCGATGTCATCGACATATTCAGGTTTGTCGGCAGGTTGGCAATCACAATTTTGTTGCCAGACGGGTCGTAGTAGTACTGGGTGGGGTCAACTGTGTTCAACACGGGGGGCGTGTCGTTCGTCCAGTATTTGACGGCGTTCACCGTGACACCGGGCATTCCGGGATTGGCGTTCTGGCTTACCGCAGGCAAATCCAGCGTCAAAGGCGCGCCATACAGGCTTGCGGCGTTGTACCAGACCCGATAGGACGTGGCGAAAATCGACATGCCAAGGTAATCCTCGATGGCCTGCCGCACAGCCAGATCAAGCATTCGCACATAGGTGTCCTGACTTTCGTCATCGAACAGATTGAGCTGGTCGGTGATTTCGCCCAGAGTCAACCAAGCAGTTACGTTGTCTCGATTGATCTGCTCGATTTTTTCGTAGTTGAACGGGTTGCGCGTTGGCGCACCATAGTTCAAATATCCAACAGCTTCAACAGACATGGAACCCCCTGTTAGGCGGCAGACATACGAACACCGGCAAACGGATCACGCACGGTGCTTACAACACGCTTTTCTGCGTACAGTGTAATGAAACCGGGGGCACTTTGCTCATACATCTGAACATTCATTTCCTCGGTGTCACCAATGGTCAAAAAGCGATTCCAGTTGGCAAGGTAGATCGGGAAAGCAGATGACAGATAAGGGTTGGGGATGACCGGGAAACCGAACACATGACCGATAGCGGCCCCGTCTTTTTCGCCGATTTCCAAGAACAACGGCAGACCTTGGCTGTCTTTCAGTTGACGCAGGGATTGAATCATCGCCGGGGTCATGTGCCAAGCCGTGCCAGCCAATGCCCAGTATTGAGGGGGCAGAGCGTTGACCATCGACACGATGCTGTTGTAGGCGACCGCGCCACCACTCAGGGACACGGTGGCAATGCTGTGAATGCCGCTGGTGATTGCCGTCCCGGACGTGCCGAATGCGCTCGTTGAGGCACTGGTGTACATATCCAAGCCGCGCAGGCCGTTCGTTGCGCCGGTGCTGGTCGTAGTGCTTCCTGCCTGATCGTTATTGCCAACCATAGACGCACCCTCAAGCTGGGCGAATTCCAAGGCCAAATCTTCGACCAGCACTTCAGGCAGGTTGTTGACGTCAGACAGCACAGCCGTTCTGACAGGCAACTGCGCGACCAAAACACGCACGGGCAGTTGCCAAATACTTGTGTTCACGTTGGGTGAACCGCTGTTGGGGGTAAATGTGTAGCCCCAAGGGTTGGTGCTGTTCGCCGCATTACCAGTTTTGGCGACAAACTGAGCATCAGAACCAGCGACAATGATTTCACGCGATCCCATACGCAACGGGTTGGCATAACGCAATGCCGCAAACGCATCATCGAAAACAACATTACCACCAACACCCGAACCAGAGCCGGTGATGGCTGATGCTTCGCGCAGGTCGATGGCAATTTTGCGGCCCTCGGTGATTGCTTGTTTGATACC